GGGTGTAAAGTATGCTTTACATATTTTACACTTCTTCTGTTTGATTGGCTTCACGGAATCTTACTCCTAAATCTGCACCATAAGCATATATTTGTTCCATGTAATTACTAAAACCTAATTTAGTAAGCTTGGAAGTTGATCCAACTAATACACGTCTGCCGTCAGGAGTTTCTTCGTATTTTCTATATCCTTCTTTAACTAATTTAGAATCAGGAAAGTCAGGTAAGAATTTTTCTTTAAAGTATTCGTGCCATATTAAAGCTGAATATTGTCTGCCATGCACCCAAGCTTGATTAGCAATATCATTTAATGGGCCTGCCCACATTAAAGCATTTGCATTTAATGATCTTGCTTTTTGTTCTTCGCGAATAACAACTTCTAAAGGTTTATTTAAATCAATAGGTGCATTTTGTATTGCGTTTATTGCTGTGTCTATTTGAAGCTTACCAACAAGACGGATAGTTTTAGCTAGGTATTCTGTTCTCATTTTGTCCTTTTCTCATAATCATCACGACAATCTAAATTACAAAATCTTATTATAGATTTAGCTCCACAATTTAGACAAACGCCAACGTGCTTGTAATTCATGTCATTATCTCTAACGTGCTTTATTGCAGCATTACGATATTGTTCTTCTAGCTCGCTGGCTCTGTCAAACTCATCCATGTTAAAACGGAATGTCTGATTCCATGTCATCAAAGTTTGTTTTAGGTGCAGGTGCAGATTCCTTGCCTCTAGGTTCAAACAATGAAACAATGATTGTGCTTCTATTATCAGGATTAGGTAAACCTGCTGGGTTAAATGTTCTATTTAGTAAAATATACTTACGGTTATCTGATTCCATAACTGCGCCAATATTTTCATAAGTGCCTTTTACTGCACCTTCTTTGTTTGTATATTCACCTGTTTTTACTGCCAAATCCATTAATTTTTTACTAGCCATTTTTATTTTCCTTTGTGGTTAAATTAAATAATACATATTTATTGCCTAATTGTCTTTTTAAGAATTGAACTGCAATGTTACGTCTTTCTATGAATTCAATATCTTTTGTGGTAATAGGCAACTTCACTCCATAAAAGTTATTTAGTAACACGAATAACCTCCCCTGTAGACTTATCCAACTCATACTCATACATATCAGCTTCAGATAATTTTTGATTTTTAATGCGTTGACCGAAAATCTTATCAAAGTTTTCGTCAAACTTTTTTTGATCTACTGATCTGTATGTATCCCCTTTACCTGCTTCATGCGCCATGATTACCACACCCAAGCAACAAAAGCATAACGAACACCTTTAGTTACAGGCGCAACTCGATGTGGATATAAAAATACTGATGGAAATATCATAATATCCCCAGCTTTTAAATTCATTTGCTTTTCATCGTCAAACATAAAAAATTCGCCTCCTTCAAAGTTATCATTCAATAATCCCAATACAGAAAGAATTGGAATACCTTTCATATTGCCATCAAACATAGAATGTATATGATCGCAATGCAAAGCCATTAATTTTGTTTCTTCATATCTATTAAATCTTATATGAGTAAATCCTGACCATCCGTCAAAATAAGATTTATTTAAATCACTCAAAATATATTGACTAATCGTATCCCATACTTTTTGAGTTAAATCTTTCCTAGAAGGAATATTGTCCCAGCTTACATCTAATTCTTTGCTACCACTTATAGGGTTGTATGAACCGTTTTGTGGATTGTAAAATTTATGTTGTTGCCATTTAGCATTTTCAATTTCAGAAATAATTTTTTCACAATATGCTTTATCAAGCTTTGGGTATATTTTTATATAATCTTCTAAATTAGTCATTTTTTAACTCCGTAAGCATTTTATTATCACCAATAGTTCCTTTTAAAAATGTATTAAAAGCTAAACTAATACGAGTTTCACCAGCAGTTACTTGTTCAACATTATGAGTTAAGCTTGAAGGAAATATAACAATGCCTCCTGTTTTTACAGCAAACCACCATGATTTTGAATTAAAGACATCATAATTATCGGTTTCTAAATTTATTTGTTGATAACCTGATTTATGAAATTTAATTTTATCTTCAGAAGGATCGGCATGAATATATAAAACGCCTGATACAAAACTATTAGGATGTTCATGCGTATGATGATATTCCCCTGGCCGAGTCCAATTAAGCCATGATTGTGTAATGTATGGCTTTACATCATATCTTGGCTTATAAACTTTAAAAACATAATGCTCAATATGTGCTTGAACAATATTTTTAAGATCAATAAACTCTGGCGCATTTAAAATATAATTATCAAGGCTTGTTGTGTTACCTTGATTTTGATAAGTTTTTGTTGAATGATCTGCTACAAAATTTAATTCAGTTTGGGTAAATTCTCTATTCATGTTATTAAACATAACAGGAACTGGAAATAGCAATTCAAAGTTAGCTTCTTTCATATAATCCTTAAAATAATGGTTCAGCTTTAATTAAATCAAATACATTTTCTTTAGGCTGCTTGGGTAATCGTTTAATGATGTGATTAGGTTTATTTAAAATATAAAACAAAGCTTCATGCTTTGTTCTAAATTTTCTTATTGCTTCATTAAAGTCATCAATAACTACATAATTAAACATTAGTCCTCGCAGTTTCCGCCAATACATCTAGCGTTAGCTAATGCAGCTTCCTCAATATCGGCTATTGCATCTTTGCCAATAAAGTCATCTGCTGCAATTCTTAATCTATTGTATAGACTTTTTTCTACTTCGGTTACAGAAGTTTTCATAAGAAATCCTCTATCCCTAGCATGATCGGTTATAACAGAGTTGACATAATCAGAAGGCTCTACACCCCATGATTCAACTTCGCTATATTTTTTGTCATCCAATTCAACTTCAATGATTACACTAAATCGTTTCATGTTTTACCTTTCTAATTAACTCTAACATCTCTGCTCGACCATGTTTCTTTTCGTATCGTTCAAGCATTGACCTGGCGTGTGGTTTATAAGCACGTCGTAGCCAGCGCACCCAACAACACTCGTTATTAAAATTAAAACGACCACGATTTTCATTACATAATTCACAACTCATTTAAGCTTTAAAGCTTCCCTAGCAAATTTTATTCCAATTTCTAATCTGTATTCACCTTTAGCTTGACGTTCTAATATTCTTTTAGCCCAGGCTTTAGGATCAGTTGGTTTTAATACAACTTTAGATATAAGTTCTTTTGCTTTTTCTTTGTTGTGTAAAATTTCGTAAGGCGTAGGATTTTTAGGTAGCATTTTTATATATTCTTTAGGCTTGGATAATTTGCATAAAGAAACTATGTCAAATATTGTTGGCATAAATTTATTTTTATCTACCCAAGTATCAAAAGCTTTACTAACAACATTAAAGTCATAGTCATCAAGTTTCATCCACCAAACTCTTAAAGTTTCACGATCAAGTTCAGGTCTTGAGTAAATAGATGTCAAACTGTTTAACATAGATTTAAATGCTTTCATTTCCTCAATTGTTTCTATCAAAAAGGACTCCCTTCTTTTAGTTGCTCATCTTCCCAACGATGTTGATTAATCCAAGTGCTAGGGTTTGGTATAAATTGCCCATTATTTTTAAACCATTGAGGGCTTTCTTTTTGCCAACTTAATGCTTGTAAAACAACAGTTAAATTGGGATTTACTTTTAACCAAGCTTTTTTAGCTGCTTCCTTACCTACTTTTTTAGGATAGGTCATCCAAAACATATCAAAATCATCCATATATATTTGTTCTGTTATGTTATGTTCTGTATCTGTTCTGTTCTGTTCTGGGGGCGTTACTGTAACGTTACTAGATTGTTTCATACGTTCTCTATGCTTTGCAACCCTTTCAGCGCTAGAGTCAGACACGAATTGACGCTTATCCCAATTAAGCACTTCATTGTCACTATTGATGAAGTTTTTATCTATAAATATTGCTTTAGATGATAACCATTCATCCATAGAAATTCGTAGTTGAAACTCTACTTGTTCATCTTGTAACGTTACATTTCCGTTACATCTGATACAAAATAGCATAATTAACCTACGTT